CGATGTTGCTCATGGCCATCACACGTTAGTAAAGGATGCAATTGAGTACTTGAGGGTTGCCCTTGACGACAATATTCATATTATGGCCGGCAATGTCGCCACCCTGGAAGCAGTCAATGACTTGGCTGATTGGGGAGCAGATAGTGCCCGATGTAACATAGGCGGCGGAAGCATCTGTAGTACGAGAATTCAAACTGGTCATGGTGTCGCAGGTTTCCAAACAATCCTTGATTGTGCTAAGACTGACCGCAATATTAAAATTATAGCTGATGGGGGAATACGAACCTCTGGCGATATAGTAAAAGCTTTAGCAGCAGGAGCCGATGCAGTAATGTGTGGTTCGCTTCTTTCCGGAACAACTGAAACACCAGGCGAGGCATTTGAAGACGAAGACGGAAACAAATGGAAGTCGTATCGAGGCATGGCATCAAAAGAGGCACAAGTAGAGTGGCGTGGACAGTATTCGTCTTTTGAGGGCATAGCCGCCAAGGTGCCATTTCGCGGCGCCATTGAAGATGTACTTCTTGATCTCAATAAGGGAATTCGCTCTGGCCTATCTTATTCTGGTGCTCGCTCCATTGAAGAGTTGCAAACAAAGGCTCAATTCATTGAACAGACAGCAAGTGGAGTCTATGAGAGTGCCACTCACATTACCAACAGGAAGTGGTGATGTCAGACGAGGAAAAAGACTTTGTTGAAGATTTTGAAGTAGTCATCAACTATGGCAATATGAAGAAGAGAATTATATTTTATGACAATGATCATAGGCATGCTAAGTTACTAATACGACTTAAACACGATGGCATAAAACAATCTGACTTTTTCAGAAGTGTGTTAACTGCCTACATAACCGGTGATGAACGAATCCACTCGCTAGTGGATGAACTGATCGCAACACAAGGCAAGGTCAGAAAAAGTAAATCTAAGCGTCTTCGTGATTCGGGCAAAGAAAAGATAAAAGACTTTGGCCTTAATGATGGTGAGATAGAAAATATTTTTGACCTCATAGCCAAGGAGCAACCAGAACTATGAAACTACCAAGGTGTTCAATAACTTGTGCAGAGGCAAGTACCCCGTGCACAAAAGATAAATGTAAACATTGGATAGATTACAAAAAAGAGCATAATTGTTCTTTGGTGTCTATTTATCTTAACGGGCAAATGACTTTACGTGATGTCGCAGAGCGATTAGGAATTTCTTTTTCTCGTGTGAAACAAATAGAAACCAAGGCATTACGTAAACTTAGGGAGATATGCTCCACCAATAGCCTTTTTTAAAGGTCTTTAAGTTTCTTAAGACTATTTAAGACATACCCATAACCACTAACTCAAGGAGAGAAAGAATCATGGCTCGAAAAAAACTATTAACAGAAGCGGAACTTAGACGCTTTATGACACTGGCTGACTTGGCCCCAACGACCAGGCTTGATGAATTGTACGGAGAACCAGAAGAAGACCTTGAGGATTTAGGGGACGAAAGCGAAGAGCTATCCCCAGAGGAAGTTGATATCGAACCTTCCGCTCCAGAACTAGACGTTGCTCCAGAGCTAGACGCCATAGAAGATGCTCCAGCAAATGAGCAATTGCCTCCTGAAGCAGTTGAAGCACTAGAGGGTGCTGTTGAGAGCATGATGGGTGCCGTCGCTGATGTACTATCCCCACTAGGTGTCCACATTAGCACAGAGCGTGATGAAGATGGACTAGAAGATGAATTTGGAGCTACTGATGACTTAGGTGCCGAAGCTCCTTTGGAAGAACCAATGGCTGAGCCAATGGAAGAACCAATGGCTGATATGGGCGAAGAAGATCCTCTTGCTGGCCTTGAAGATGAAGAAGAGATTGAAGAAGCTCATGCCGGTGCAAAAACTGCCCCACATAGAGCAGCTGCTTCAGTCGGCAGCCCACGAGTTGATCCAGATGCAGACAAGGATTACAACCATCCAGATATGGTAGCCTTGCGAAAGAAAAACCAACAATCTGATCGCCGTCAAGCTGTCGCAAGTGAATCAAAAATTGTAAACGAAGTGGCAAGGCGAGTAGCTAAAAAACTACAAACCAGTTCCAAAAGAGAAGCTCTTGCTGAAAAACTAGCACAGAGAGTTTTTGACCGACTTGCAAAGAAATAGGGTTGACTCTTCACCTACGATAAGATACAATAACCACTGAGTGATCGGTGGTTATTTGTTTGTATACTAAAAATACTAAAGGATTTTAAAATGATTAACAAGATAGTTCAGAAATTAGTAGGCTCGCCTACAGAACATCAGGCAGAAAAAGGGCAAGAGGAAATAGATATGAGACTAATAGGTCTCTTTTCTGATGTCAGTGAAGAAAAGATAGCTGAATTATCACATGCTCTCTTGTTTTTAAACGAGATGAACAAAGTCGCTCCACCTAAGAAAAGAAAGCACGTGGATTTCTACCTCTCAACGTATGGCGGCAGTGCAGATGATATGTTTGCTTTGTTTGATATTATGAAGATGATTGAATCAACAACTGAAGTACACACAGTAGGCGTTGGCAAAGTAATGTCAGCGGGTGTTCTGCTCTTGGCCGGCGGAACAAAGGGTAAGCGCAAGGTGGCAAAGAATTGCCGCATAATGATTCACAGCGTTATTGCCGGAAACCATGGCCCGCTGCACAATCTTGTAAATGAGATGGAAGCCATCCAACAACTACAAGATATGTATATCAACAGCTTGGTTGCGGAGACAAAGATGACTAAATCTCAACTTAAGAAAATGCTAGAACGCAAAGTCAACATCTACTTAACTGCAGAAGAGGCAATTGAACTCGGCATTGCCGACATAATTATGAGGTAACAAAATGGATATAAAAGAAATACTTGCGCTAATTGAGGAGGCAATGGATGCTGCTCCTGTGATTCAGGCTAAACAAATTCTAGAAGAAGAGAAGGTAAAGTCCATAGAGGACATTTTAGGTAACCTAGCAATCAATACTTCCCGATGGGGCGCAAAGGTCTCCAACGAAAGTGACAATACATTAGATCGACAAATTGTCGAACATTATGTTAAATCACTAGAATCAGATGGCACACCAGATGGTGTTTTCCAAGCATTACAGAATAACCTAATGCAAATTCAAAACTCCAGCCCAGATCGTCAAGAAGGCACGTGCCAACTATCTAAAACTGTCTCTACCATTCAATTGTTAAACACAATTTCAAGAGTATTCGCAGAGTTCGATGCCACCACCGCTGGGTTTATTATGGAAGGATTTCTGTCAGCTCTATTTGGAGGCTATCAAGTGAGAGCCACCGACACCGCTGGCATTCAAGACTTCATTATTCCAACTGGAAATGGTGAAGAGTTCTATTCCCTTAAATCTATCGCGAATGGAAAAAGTGTAGAAGGCGCCGGTGCTAACCTTGTACGAGGGTTGGCTGCCTCTGTTGGCGACAGGTATGAGGATTTAGATAGTGCCCATATGATATACTATGTTCTCTCTAAAGAAGGACAAGGCTCTTCAGTATCTCAAATAGAGGTATTCAAATTCACTCTAACAGCAGATGATGCACGAAAACTGGTACCCCATTTCGATGAGATTTGGCATATCTACACTAGAAGACACGACCAGGCAAGTAAGCCAAAAAGCATTGCAGACATAGCTGGCGACTTAGGGTTGCAAAAGAAGGTGAATGAGGGTGATAAATCAGTAGCTCATTATCTGCGAAACTCCTTTAAAATCAAATCATCGGAATATGCTACATCAGAAAATCTAATTGCGACTCTTGTAACTGACGACCAAAAGCTTCTACAAGTGGCAAATGAAAATCTAGAGGATATAAAGAGTCAACTGTTGGAAGTACAACAGCGATTTGATCAAGTACTATTAGATATGAATCATTTTTTATCAACCATGACCGCCACATCGGCAGAAAGATTCAAATCAGACACAAACATTTTCTCAGAAACGGTACAGAAAAATGTCCACGGCGACGAAAGTTGCACCCCACCAACAGATTTAGTTAAAGAAAACACTTGACATCTTTTCCGCAATGGGTTACAATAACAATACCTAACAAATAGAGGACTTAATGAGCAGAACTTATGATAATGGCAGTACACTACAAGAAAAGATTTTACGAGGCGTAGACACACTAGCAGACAATGTAGCTTCAACGCTAGGCCCAAGAGGACGCAATGTTCTCTTACAAGAGAAAGGTAAATCACCTTTCATTACAAAAGATGGCGTAACGGTCGCAGCCTTCGTACAGCTAGATGATCCAATAGAGAACGCTGGCGCAGAGATCATCCGCCAAGCAGCAGTCAATACCAATAACGATGCTGGCGATGGCACAACAACATCAACAGTATTAGCAAGAGCTATCCTGCGAGAATCACAGCGTTTTATAGCGTCTGGGGTGTCGCCAATAGAGCTACAGAGAGGCATTGAGACTGTCACAGGGGAGATAGCCAAAGTTCTTAAGGAAATGGCAACACCAGTGACAAGTGTAGAAGATATTGCGCACATAGCCACAATATCAGCCAACAATGATGAAACAATTGGAAAACTTATCTCTCTTGCGGTTGATCGTGTTGGCCAAGATGGCTCAATCACTATCGAAGAGTCTCGCTCACTAGAGACATCCCTAGATGTAACAGAGGGCTTCAAGTTTGAATCTGGCTATAGCGCCGGCGCATTTATAA